TTAATAAAACTCTATACCCGTAATCTTCAATGAGTTCTGGCGCTTCCCTTTAATTCCTTTTACATATTCAAAATGAATGTTTTTGATTGCCATCTTTATGAATTCAGTTTTTAACTCATCTTCCATTAATTCCCAGCCGTTTAGCAATGAATACTTGAAATTTTTAATCTTCTCATAGTTAAAAGTCTTACCCTTATCATTATCCTTGCGCTTTTCATACTCATGTATTTCTTTGTCAATACGACTTATTATTGGAAAAGCTTCATCCTTATCCATCATACCTTCTATAAAAAGTGTTTGACATCTAGCGCGTTCTTTTCGCAACTTTTCAATATCGATGCCGACATCTTCTATTTCTTTAGGTTGGTTTTCGATTTTATATGATGTTAAATCAAATTGTTTTAGATAATTGTAAAATTGTTTTAAAACCTCGCCTTCGTCGATGTTACATGCATTTTTATTTTTAGTATTTTTGCAGTTAGAACAAAAGTATAGTTTAGAATACCAAACTTCTTTATTTTTAGGCGTATGCTTGACTGTGTTTAAAGTCAATTTCTGGTTACAGTTTGGACATAATAGTTTACTTCTGAAAATAGCGTTATGTTTTACGATTGTAGAGTTAGTTTTTTCACTTATCCTTAATTTTATTTCTTCGTATTCTTCTTCACTTATAATAGCTTCGTGGGTGTTTTCGACGAATATGTCACCGAAAACAAGATGACCTCTAGCTACCGGACTCGTTAGAGCATTGCCTATAACTGATCTGTGCCAGTTTTTACCTAAGGGTGCTTTGTATTTAGAGTTGTTCAATTTTATAGTTATTTCTCTTAAACTAGTACCTTTTTTCGCTTCTTCTACTGCAAATCGTAATACTTTTTTATATTCATTAGGCACAAATTTATCGTTTACTCTGTCGTAATAGAAAGGAGGGACAGTTTTAGCTAACCCTTTTCTAGCTGATGCGCGTCGACCCATTGCAGTACGCTCTTGAATTGTAGTACGCTCCCACTCTGCCATAGCACCTACTAATGTTACGAACAAACGTCCCATAGCAGAAGTTGTGTCATATACTTCTGTTGCGCTCCTAAACAACACGTTTTTATTCTCAAACAATTCTAGTATCTCTAGTAAGTCTTTAACACTTCGAGTTAATCGATCTAGTTTATAGACTAAAACCAAATCAAAATTATCTATTTCATTCAACATTTCTTGTAAAGCGGGTCTGTCTTTTTTAGCTCCGGAGTATCCAGCGTCAGTATATACTTTATGAATTTTCCAGTCGTTTATGTCGCTGTAAGCTCTTAATTTTCTTTCTTGTTCTTCGATAGAGTGTCCTTTTTCTTTTTGTTCAAGTGTACTCACTCTAGTATAAATTGCTACTTTCATGTGCTCCCTCCTCAAAATTGGCAAAAAATAATAAGGGTAGGCGGGCTACCCGTGAAAATTGTATAAAAAAAGAGAGAGCGCAGATGCACCCTCTCATGTCGCAAATATTTCAGCGACTTGTCTAATTTGAAGCTTGCCGCAAATATTTCAGCGGCTTGTTTTGTATATATGTAATATACCATCAAAGAGAGTGTAGTTCAAGCGATTTAACTAAGAAATCTAATTTTTATACTATTTTCAATTTTATCTACTGTTTCTTTTGAATATGATATTTCTCCGGCAGGGTCATACCTATTAATTTTCGATATTCTATCCTTGCTGATTGTAGTGATATTTAAAACGTTAGCATAGGTCTTTTTATACTTGAATCGCTCATATCTTTTGCGAACCTTCGAATATTTTTTGAAGTCGTCATTCAGCGATTTGTTTTCATCAAGTAATTTTTGATCGTATGGGTTTTCTGCTTTTGACACCTTTTCAAGATTGTTCATGATTTTTTTAGCTAAATCCTTACCCGTTACGTCCATTTTTTCCAATACTAAAGGTAACAAATCTTCTTCGATATGCACATTGAATTTACTTCTGGAAGATGTAAGTGGAACTACCGTTAATATTGGATTTTTATTTGAATCGTGATTATTAAGTACCATACAAAAATGGTTTCCAGAAAACTCTCTGCCAACATTAACACCTAACTTTACATAAATTATAGTGCCTTTTTATATCTGGTGTAACTTTTGTTTTCTTTTAACAATCTAACTTCATCCAATAAAAACTCTGAATATTCAAGACACCATGAATTCATATATTTAAATTTGTAAATCTCGCTATTTTGAATCTTTTTAAAATTATTAACTGCTGTTTCTAAAGGTGCGTTCTCTTCCATCCCTCATCCTCCTCACGCCATATAGGCGTTTATTTCTTATATTCTTCTTCAACATACTTTTTTACTAAATATTCAAGAATAAGTTCGGTCATTAGATCGTTTTCTTCGTACTCTTTATGAAGTTACTTTATTCTTTGAATTAATTTAACTTATCGCCATCTATTTTTTGTGAAATAAATTCCAAGTATTTACGCGCATTATGTGACGATAAATCTTTAGGTAACTCATAAGTGAATGGTTGATTACCACTAGTTAAAACTTCATATACTATAGTTTCTTTTTTTATTTTGCAATTAGTTATTTTCATTATAAACTCCTTTTAAACACTGATGAAATAGACGTCTTTTATATTAAAGTGCCATATAGGCGCTATTAATCACAATACAACTTTGCCCATTACTTTAATATTACTAAACGAAGCGACTTTGATATCATCATACTTCGGATTTAGAGATACCAAATTAATATAGTCTTCGCATATATCTACACGCTTGATAAGACTTACTCCATCTAATACAACGAGTGCAATTGTACCATCTTTAATAGAATCTTCTTTCTTAATAAAAGCGTATGTTCCTTGTTTTAACATAGGTTCCATTGAATCACCATTAACTAAAATACAAAAATCAGCATTTGATGGCGTTTCGTCTTCTTTAAAAAATACTTCTTCATGCAATATGTCATCATATAATTCTTCTCCTATGCCAGCACCAGTTGCACCACATGCAATATACGATACTAGTTTAGACTCTTTATATTCATCTATAGAAGTGACTTTATTCTGTTCATCTAATTGCTCATTTGCGTAGTTAAGTACGTTTTTTTGTCTTGGAGGCGTGAGTTTGATTAGCGTTGTAATTGATTCGCTAATTATCGTATCGTTTAAATCCATAATATTTTCTGGCTTTATATTCAAACCTTTACAAATTTTTATAATATTTTCTACTTTGGCATTAAATACACCTCGCTCCAAAATTGAACGAACTGTTGTATAAGCTAACCCTATATCTTCTGAAAAAGCTTTTACTGAACCGGATTTCATTTCCATTAAATGTTTTAAATGCTTTTCTTTATCCATTTTGGTTACCTCATTTCTAAAATATACTTATATAATAACATGCGAAAAATCGTATATCAAGATAAAACAAATAAAAAAATACGAAAATTAGTATTGACACGATACGAAAATTCGTATATATTGGACTTAAGCACTTCAGCAGTGCTAATTTTTAAAATTTTAAATACGAAAATTCGTATAATTGGAGGAGGTACTATGTTGACCAATTTAGAAAAGGTCAGAAAACAGAATAAAGTATCTCTGGTGGATATCGCAGATTTATTAGAAGTTCGATATCAAACAGTATCAGATAAGATTAACGGTATTTCTGATTTCAAATTTGGAGAAGCGTTACTTATTAAAAATACTTTTTTTCCAGAGTATGAAATTGAGTATCTGTTTTCGAGAGAAAAAGAAAAAGTCACATCTTAAAAGGAGGAACAACAAATGGAAGGATTGCAAATATTTAATTTTAAAGAGCTACCAGTAAGAACAGTAGAAATTGAAAACGAACCTTATTTTGTAGGAAAAGATATTGCTGAGATTTTAGGATATGCAAGATCAGACAATGCCATTAGAAATCATGTTGATAGCGAGGACAAGCTGACGCACCAATTTAGTGCATCAGGTCAAAACAGAAATATGATCATTATCAACGAATCAGGATTATACAGTCTAATCTTCGATGCTTCTAAACAAAGCAAAAACGAAAAAATCAGAGAAACCGCTCGGAAATTCAAACGATGGGTAACATCAGATGTCCTACCAGCTATTCGCAAACACGGTATATACGCAACAGACAATGTAATTGAACAAACATTAAAAGATCCAGACTACATCATTACAGTGTTGACTGAGTATAAGAAAGAAAAAGAGCAAAACTTACTTTTACAACAAGAAATTGGAGAGCTAAAACCCAAAGCAGACTATGTAGATGAAATCTTAAAGTCAACTGGAACATTAGCTACAACTCAAATCGCGGCAGACTACGGTATATCAGCACAAAAGTTAAACAAACTACTACACGAAGCTAGATTACAACGAAAAGTGAATAAACAGTGGGTGCTTTACTCAGAACACATGGGCAAGAGTTACACAGAATCAGACACTATACCAATTGTACGCTCTGACGGTAGAGAAGACACAGTTTTACAAACTAGATGGACACAAAAAGGTAGATTGAAAATACATGAAATCATGACTGAATTCGGTTATGAAGCTAACGTAACTGCTTAACAGGAGGGCGCAGCAAATGGAAGATCAAAACAAAAAAGTCATTTATTACTACTATGACGAAGCAGGTAATAGACAACTATTATCAATTGGAGATTTGAATCTCTATTTATTAAAAGATATTAAATCAAGATTTGGTTTATATAAAAAACAAATCCCTGATTTAGATAATCTGTTCGTTCAAATAGACGGTGTTGAATTTAAAGTACTATAACCCGAGCAATGCACCTCTTAAACAACATTATACACGAAAGGAGCATAAACATTATGCAAGCATTACAAATAGTAGAACAGAACGAAACACATTATGTAGACAGTAGAGAAGTTGCGGAAATGATAGGAAAGCGACACGACAATTTAGTAAGAGATATTGATAACTATTTAGGTGTAATTTTACAAAACTCAAGTTTGAGGGCTGATGATTTCTTCGTAGAAAGTTCATACCAAGCAGGAACAGGTAAGCAATACAAACACTACCTACTAACCAAAAAAGGATGCGACATAGTAGCAAACAAGATGATAGGTAGTAAAGGAATTTTGTTCACAGCAACATATGTTGACGCATTCCATAAAATGGATGAACACATTAAACAACAAGCGCAACTTAATGTACCACAAACACCAATGCAAGCATTAGAGATGATGTTCAAAGCGCAAAAAGACCAAGAACAGTTTAACCAACAAATGCAACAAGAAATCACAGGTATTCGTCACATTGTCGGTATCGAAACGAAAAACTGGCGTAACGACACAAACAAAATGTTGTCTGCGATTGCGCAACATTTAGGTGGCGGAGCAATGCACCAAAAAGTTAAGTCTGAAGCTTACAAAGCATTAGAAGAAAAAGGACGTTGTAATTTAAAAATCCGTATGCAGAATCGCAAAGGTAAAATGCTAGCGAACGGTGCGACGAAGACACAGATTAACAAGTTGTCAAAATTAGATGTGATTACTGATGAACCTAGATTGATTGAGATTTACATTTCAGTGATTAAGAATATGGCAATTAAATATGGTGTTGACGTTAGTCAATTTGAAATTTGAGGAGAATCAGAGATGAAACAAGAACAAAGAGAATTACTCACATACATTCATTACATTTTGAATATGGAGATTAGTAATACGTCAGAAACATATACACACACGATCGAAGAAGCAGGCAAAATCGAAACTATAGAAGTCAGTAGAGAACAACGCTTAGAAGAGGTTATGAAATGGGCAGCGCAAGAGATTGAAAAGCACTTTGATTTAGACGAAGAAGAATAACACACAATTGAACAAACAACTTAATAGGAGGAATTACAAATGAACACACTATACAAAACAACCCTCCTCATCACAATGGCAGTTGTGACGTGGAAGGTTGTAAAGATTGAGAAAAACACAAGATTTAAACTTAGAAATTTTGATTATCCAAAAATTAATAATGCTCAGAGCAAATCATTGTTGGATATTGCTAGTCACGATCTAAAAGATATTTAACTGTATTCAAAATTTTCATATCTTGTTGAGCTTTTAAGCTTTCGTATAAAGCTATTGAATAAATAATTTCGTAAGATACGTTTTCAGGAGCATCTTCTTTCAACTTATTTATTCTATCTCTAAAAAAGTCACTGTCACCACCGAATTCTTTTTCGGCTTGATTACTAAGTTCACCAAAGAAATTTTGAAAATCATTAAATTCCATACTTATCACCTCCTTTCACTAGGAGATAACTAAATTATACACGAAAGGAATGGTAGAAGTGCCACCACACATTCAACAAATGTTATACGAAATCCAGTTAAAAGCTGGTATACCTCAAAAATTAATGGAAATGCAAGGTTTGATAAACGATGAAACAACCAAAGAGGAGAAAAAAGAAAATGAGTGACACATATAAAAGCTATCTATTAGCAGTATTATGCTTCACAGTCTTAGCAATTGTACTCATGCCGTTTCTATACTTCACTACAGCGTGGTCAATTGCAGGATTCGCAAGTATAGGGACATTCATATTTTATAAAGAATACTTTTATGGGGTGGATGATTAAATGACTTGGTTTGAAGAATACGTTAAACCTAGTGTGGAATGGGAAAGAAAGGCAGAACAAGCTGTTTTAAGTGATGATGAAGTTAAAACGATCACTGAATATAGAAAGAAGTACAACAACCCGCATATTTACATGTCGGCTCAGAACAGAAATTATCTTGTTGAATATTTAGATAGACATACTGGAGACATAGTATTACACAATTTAAAACTTAAGAAATCATCCAGAAGAAGAGTGCATCAATATTTAATGGTCGGCCAAATAGTAGTGCCGGGCGAACCAAAAGGCACAATTTATGAAGCATCTCTGATAATAAGATAAAAAAACTGCTACTTGCGCCAACAAGTAACAGAGACAAACGATTAGCAAAATTAATTCACGTTCAATATAAAACGAAAAACGGAGGAAGTCAAGATGTATTACGAAATAGGCGATGTATGTCAGAAGGTAATTAATGTAGACGGATTTGATTTTAAATTAGCAGTTAAGAAGAAGGACCACAGCATTCTGGTGAATATCTTAGATTTAGAAGATAAGTTTATCGACGGCATAAACATAACTAATGAGAACGATCTATACACAGCATTAGACATATTAAATCAATCTATTTACGAATGGATTGAAGAAAACGCAGATGATTATGACAGACTAATTAACTTAGTCATGAAATGGTAGGTATAAGCATGAGAGATACAGAAAGAAATATATTGAATATTTTTAAGACGTTATTCGACGAATATACTTTGTCAAACCAACGAGCATTATTGGAAATTGAACGTAATCATCACGGATACTTATCGATTAATTTCTTGCACTATCACGACAGTTACAAAACAAACAATAAGCTTGTGCAGATACATGAAATCAATCCAGACAGCCATGAACGAATAAAAAATTTAATTATCGAGGTGCTAAGAGGTCATCGGAAGATTAAAAAAGGAGCATGAGGAAAGATATGAAAATAAATAAGTTAACTATATCGAACTTTGCTGGAATCAAAGAAGAAAAATTTAACTTTGACGGTAAAGATGCAAAAATATACGGCAATAATGCGACTGGCAAGACTACAACAGCAACCGCATTACAATGGCTGCTTTTCGATAAGGGTTTAGACGGTTCAACCAAATCATTTAACCCTGTACCTTTAAACGAAAAAAACGAAGAAAATTATGAGTTAATTCCGACTGTTTTCGCAGAATTTGAAATCGACGGAAAAATTACGACTTTTAAAAAAGAGTCACATCCTAAATACACAATAAATCAAAAAACGAATCGCAAGGAATACTCACGAAGTCGAACGAAGAAACAATATATCAATGATGAATCAATAAAAGTAAAGGATTATAAAGCTCGTATTGATGAACTGATTGATGAAGATGTATTCAAGTTAATTACGAACCCTCAAGCATTTAACTTACTAGATTGGAAGAAACGAAGAAGTTTGTTGTTTGAAATCGCTAAACCAATCAATGATGAGGATGTCATTAAAACAAATGATGATTTTAAAGAACTAAATAATATTCTTGGAGATCACGAAATTGAAACAAAGAAAAAGATTCTTACAGACAAGATAAAACAGATTAACAAAGATATCAAAGATATTCCGATACGTATTAACCAAACGCAACAAAATAAGCAGGATGTACCGGAATTCGATAATGATAGACACACAATCATAAAACAAGAAATTGAGCAACTTGAAAATGAGCGTATAGATATTCAAAACGGTGCAGAAGAAATTAATTTGCGTAACCAATTAGCTGATAAACAATCAGAATTGAAGCGCATAGAAGCTAATAATAGCGCCAGTAATGAGAACAAAATACATGCTTTAACAAATGAGCTACACGTTGAAAATGGAACGGTTGCGAATCTTAAAACAAGATTAAAGCAAAACAAACAACAAATTACACATGAAGAAAATCGACGTAATCAATTATTAGAAAATCATAAAGGATTAAAAAGTGATTTAGAAAAAGCTAAAAATCAAAAATTTGAATATCTTGATGACAATGTATGTAGTTGTTGTGGTCAACAGTTACCAGCTGAACAAGTGAGTGAGGTAAGAGAAAAAGCATTGCAGAAATTCAATGCAAACAAATCGAAAGAATTAGAAACAATACAAACATCTATCAATCACATTATTTCAGAGGGCAAGAAAATAAAGCCAATTATCGAGAAATTAGAGGATGACAACAATAATTTACAAATTAAAATCAACGAAGCAGAAGAGCGTTCAGCAAGAATACAAAACAAAATTAATAAGTTGAAAACAACTCACGTTGACGTTACGCAAACTGACGAATACAAAGCAGTAATGTTAGAGATAAATGAGATTAATCAAAAACGCTCTAACATCAGGAAAACTATTCAAGATAAAGTTTCAGGAATAGATGACAAAATAAGCGAACTTACTCAAGAAAAATCAGAAATTGAAGTGTCAATATCAATCGAAAAATCAAATAAACATCTAGATGATGTTATTTCTGAATTAAGAAATGAAGAAGACAGATTATTGGATGAAAAAGAAAAGTATTCACATGACCTTTATATCTTAAAAGAATTTACAACAACAAAAGTCAAAATGCTTACTGAAAACATCAATAACGAATTTGATATTGCTGAATTTAAGCTATTCAATACCTTAGTTAACGGCGAATTAGAAGAAACATGTTCAACAACGGTTAATGGTGTCGAGTATGACAGCGGTTTAAATAACGCCTCAAGAATTAATGTTGGCTTAGATATCATCAACACACTATCAAAACATTTTAAAGTTACAGCGCCAATATTTATTGATAATGCTGAATCAGTAACAGAGCTTATCAAAACAGAATCACAACAAATTCAATTGATAGTAAATGAACAAGATAAAAAATTAAGAATGGAGACTATATAAAATGACTGAAAATAATAAATTACAAACTATTGAACAACAATTAGTACAAGAAAAGAACGTATCTGACAACGTATTAAACAAAGTGAGAGTTTTAGAGTCACAAGGCAATTTGGAATTGCCAAATGATTATTCACCAAGTAATGCCATGAAACAAGCATGGTTACAAATCAGCCAAGATAACAAATTAATGAGTTGTAACGATACAAGCAAAGCAAATGCCTTATTAGACATGGTAACGCAAGGTTTAAATCCAGCTAAAAATCAATGCTACTTTATTCCTTACGGCAACAAAATGCAGTTACAACGTAGCTATCACGGTAATGTAATGATGTTAAAACGTGATGCAGGTGCTCAAGATGTTGTTGCTCAAGTGATTTATAAAGGCGATACATTCAAGCAAGAAATGGGAGAAACAGGACGTATCAAAGCGATTAAACACGAACAAGACTTCTTTAACATCGACAAAGAAAACATTATCGGTGCGTACTGCACAATCGTATTTAATGATGGACGAGATAACTATATTGAAGTCATGACTATTGAACAAATTAAACAAGCATGGATGCAGTCATCAATGATTAAAGATGAAAAAGCATTACAAAATTCTAAAACACATAATAATTTCAAAGAAGAAATGGCTAAAAAAACAGTTATCAATAGAGCTGCTAAACGTTATATCAACACATCAACAGATAGCAATCTTTTCAAATACGCACAAGAATCCGAACAACGTCAACGCAAAGAAGTGTTGGACGCAGAAGTTGAAGAAAATGCAAATCAAGAACAATTGGACTTTGAACAACCAGTTCTTGAAGAAGCACAATACACAGAATTAGAAAATGATAAGCCTATTGATGTATCTGACTTTGAAGAAATAAAAGAACCTGCAACAGAAAAAGAAAGCGAAGAAGAGCCATTTTAATTGAAACAATAGCAACTGGTTCAAGTGGTAACTGCTACGTCTTAAATGATGGACGTACTACGTTACTACTTGAGGCAGGTATAAAATTTGAACGTGTTCAAAAGCATTTCAAATATAAAACAAGACATATAGCAGGGTGTCTTATCACACACGAACATGGTGATCATGCAAAGTACACAAAGCAGTTTGTCGACAATGGTGTAATCAGCTATATGACTGCTGGAACACAACAAGCTATGAATTTTGAAAGTCATCGCTTATGCACGATTAAGGCAAAGCAAGAGCTGCGAATAGGTACATGGTCAATTCTACCGTTTGACATCGAACATGATGCTAACGAGCCTGTGGCTTTCTTATTACAAAGTACATTAGGTTATAAGGTTCTGTATGTTACTGATACAAAGTATTTGAAATACAAATTTAACGGCATTACGCACATGATGTTAGAAGTTAATTATATCTATGAACAAATACAGGAAAACATAAAAAACGGCAGTGTGCACAGCACATTAGCAAATAGAATTATGGAGTCTCATTTTAGCTTAGAACATGCTATAGGAATGTTGAAAGCAAATGATTTAACTAGACTTGAAGAAATACATTTAATTCATTTAAGTAGTCAAAATTCAAATGCAAAATACATTAAAAGTGAAATACAAAAAGTGACGGGCGCGCCCGTTTATGTTGGAGGTTTATAAATGCTAAACAGAACAATATTAGTTGGTCGTTTAACTAGAGACCCAGAATTAAGAACCACTCAAAGTGGTGTAAATGTAGCATCATTCACATTAGCAGTTAACCGCACATTTACGAATGCACAAGGAGAGCGCGAGGCAGACTTTATTAATATCATCGTATTTAAAAAACAAGCAGAGAACGTTAATAAATACCTATCTAAAGGATCGTTGACGGGCGTAGATGGTAGGTTACAAACGCGGAATTATGAAAATAAGGAAGGTCAACGTGTATATGTTACGGAAGTTATTGCTGATAGTATTCAATTTTTAGAACCGAAAAACTCAAATGACACTCAACAAGATTTATACAAACAACAAGCGCAACAATCACGTGGACAGTCTCAATATCCATATAACAAACCAGTAAAAGATAATCCGTTCGCAAATGCGAATGATCCTATTGAAATAGATGACGATGATTTACCATTCTAATTTAACCGGTTTGAAAGTGAGGTGTGTATATGACTGGTTGGATAAAACTTCATAGAAAACTATTAGATTCGCCTATTTTTCAGAACGAAAAGTTATTCAAAGTATTTGCATATTGTCTTATGAAGGCTAGTCATAAGGATCATACACAGCTTGTTGGCAGACGAGTTGTTGAATTAGAAAAAGGTCAATTTGTGTTCGGGAGAAAGCGAGCAAGCGAAGAGTTGCGTCTCAAAGAATCCACAGTAAGAGACTACATAAAGCTTTTAGAAAACCTTGGAACTATCGTCGTAAAGTCCGACAACAAATTTTCTGTTATAACCGTTGTCAATTGGGCGATTTATCAAAGTATGGAAGAAAATTCCGACAGCAAAAACGACAACAAATCAACAACAAATGGACAACAAATCAACAACAAATCAACAACAAATCAACAACAAATCAACACAAACAAGAATGTAAAGAATGGGGATAATGTAAAGAATGATGAGAATGAGAAGAAGAAGGCAGTTGCCTTCGACTTCTTCCAAGATAACGGATTCGGTTTCATAACTCCTTACAATTTAGACGATTTAAATTACTATCTTGATTCATTTGAAAATGATTCAGATGAAATAGTTACCGCATCACTTAAAATCGCTAAAGACAGAAACAAAGTTACTTGGGGATATGCTAAAAGCATTTTGAATACATGGCTTAATGCAAACTTGAAATCTATTGAACAAGTACGTGCATTTGAAAAGCAACAACTTGAAAGCAAAAAACAAAATTATAAACCTTACGTTAAACAATCAAAAGAAAAAACGCCTAAATGGCTCACAGACGGCACGAGAGAAACGAAAACGCCGGAAGTAGATGAAAACCTCGAGAAAGACAGAGAGGCTTTTATTAAGCGTCTAAATAGCAAATGGGAGTGATTGAAAATGGATGCATTTGATAAATACTATCTATTTGATCATGACGGCAACAAAATGTTTTCAGTTACACCACATTTTAAAGATGGTCGGCATTTAGTTGTTGGAATAAAAGAAACAAAATTTAATGGTCGTCGTTGGTATTTAGACGATTATGAATTAAATACACTTATTGATAATGAACAAATGGAGTTAGGACACCAAACAAGCTTATTTGAATATATATGAGGGATTACATGGAGATAGAAATTAAATTTAATGAAGTGTTTAATGCGCCGATGGGGTCGCCTCGTCCACGCTTTCGTAATACAGGTAGATATGCACACACATATATGCCTACAAAATATACAGAACATAAAAAATATTTACAAAATCAAATGCCAAAGCTAAATCTAGAAAATGCATTAAAAATCGAATTAGACTTTTACTTTCCATTGCTTAAATCATGGTCGAAGAAAAAGAAAAGCGAAATGGTTGGGCAGTATAAAGTGACTAAGCCGGATATCGACAACTTAATTAAAACGGTATTAGATGCTTGTAATGGCCATGTATGGAAAGACGATAACCAAATTACAGAAATAACTAGCTCAAAGCGTTATGGAATTGAGCCCAAAATAATCATACGAATAGAAGAAATATAAGAGGTGGAATAAATGGCGAAAACAGCAAGAATTGTAAGGATACACGATAAACCTTATAGGTTCAGTAAATTTGAAATGGAATTAATAGAAAGTCACGGTATAACCGCTGGAATGGTTTCTAAAAGAGTAAAAGACGGTTGGGAACTACATGAAGCAATGGACGCACCAGAAGGTACGCGTTTAAGCGAGTACAGAGAAAAGAAAACAATAGAAAGACTGGAACAAGCTAGACTCGAACGCAAATTGGAAAGAAAGCGAAAGAAAGAGGCTGAGCTAAGAAGAAAGAAGCCACATTTGTTTAATGTGCCTCAGAAACATCCAAGAGGACGTTATGCGTGCTACCTGATGGAAAACGACATATTCGTGAAAGTTAAGAAGTAGATCATGACAGATAACGCACGCAAAGAATACCTAAATCAATTCTTTGGATCTAAGAGATATCTGTATCAGGATAACGAACGAGTGGCACATATTCATGTAGTAAACGGCACTTATTACTTTCATGGGCATATCGTACCAGGTTGGCAAGGCGTGAAAAAGACATTTGATACAGCTGAAGAGCTTGAAACATATATAAAGCAACAGGATTTGGAATATGAGGAACAGAAGCAACTAACTTTATTTTAGAGGAGATATAAACAATAAAATTTTATGGAGGAAGACACTAATGAATAACCGCGAACAAATTGAACAATCAGTGATCAGTGCTAGTGCGTATAACGGTAATGACACAGAGGGATTACTAAAAGAGATTGAGGACGTATATAAGAAAGCGCAAGCGTTTGATGAAATACTTGAGGGTTTACCTAATGCTATGCAAGATGCACTCAAAGAAGATATTTATCTTGATGAAGCAGTAGGGATTATGACGAGTCAAGTTGTCTATAAATATGAGGAGGAGCAGGAAAATGAGTATTAGTGTAGGAGATAAAGTATATAACCATGAAACAAACGAAAGTCTAGAGATTGTGCAATTGGTCGGAGATATTAGAGATACACATTACAAGTTATCTGACGGCTCTATTATCAGTCTCATAGACTTTGTTATTAAACCAATTCATTTAATCAAGGAGGCACAGGAAAATGACTAACACATTACAAGTGAAACTATTATCAAAAGACGCTAGAATGCCCGAACGAAATCATAAGACGGATGCAGGTTATGACATATTCTCAGCTGAAACCGTCGTACTCGAGCCACAAGAAAAGGCAGTGATTAAAACAGATGTAGCTGTGAGTATACCAGAGGGCTATGTCGGACTATTAACTAGTCGTAGTGGTGTAAGTAGTAAAACGTATTTAGTGATTGAAACAGGCAAGATAGACGCGGGATATCATGGCAATTTAGGGATTAATATCAAGAATGATATGGAGCATGACGGCATAACATCATTATACGAAGATTTAGACGACAAACTAGTAAATACTTTAGATATAAAAGGTAATTATATAAACGAAGGAGAAGGCGCTAGAAAGGTATATAAAATCAACAAAGGCGACAAACTAGCTCAATTGGTTATTGTGCCTATATGGACACCGGAACTAAAGCAAGTGGAGGAATTCGAGAGTGTTTCAGAACGTGGAGCAAAAGGCTTCGGAAGTAGCGGAGTTTAAAGACATCTTAGATCGAGTCAAGGAGGTTTTGGGGAAGTGACACAATACTTAGTCACAACATTCAAAGATTCAACAGGACGTAAACATACGCACATAACTCGAGTTAAGAGCAATCAAAGGTTTACAGTTGTTGAGGCAGAGAGTAAAGAAGAAGCGAAAGAGAAGTACGAGAAACAAGTTAAAAGGGATGCAGTTATTAAAGTGGGTCAGTTGTTTGAAAATATAAGGGAGTGTGGGAAATGATTAAAAAACTTAAAAATATGGATGGGTTCGACATCTTTATTGTTGGAATACTGTCATTATTCGGTATAACCGCATTGCTACTTGTTGTCGCATTGCCTATCTATACAGTGGCTAGTTACCAACACAAAGAAGTACATCAAGGGACAATTACAGATAAATATAACAAGAGACAAGATAAAGAAGATAAGTTCTATATTGTATTAGACAACAAACAAGTCATTGAAAACTCTGACTTATTATTCAAAAAGAAATTTGCTAGCGCAGACATACAAGCTAGGTTAAAAGTAGGCGACAAAGTAGAAGTTAAAACGATTGGTTATAGAATGCACTTTTTAAATTTATATCCGGTCTTATACGAAGTAAAGAAGGTAGATAAACAATGATTAAACAAATATTAAGACTATTATTCTTACTAGCGATGTATGAGCTAGGTAAGTATGTAACTGAGCAAGTATATATTATGATGACGGCTAATGATGATGTAGAGGTGCCGAGTGACTTTGAAAAGTTGAGCGATCAGTCTGATTTGATGAGGGCGGAGGTGTCAGAGTAAATGATGTGGTTAATCATAGCAATTATATTACTAGTCATCTTATTGTTTGGTGTGATGTTGCAAGCTGAACAGTTAAAAGGTGATGTGAAAGTTAAAGAGCGAGAGATAGAGATATTAAGAAGTAGATTGAGACACTTTGAAGATTAACGGGGGTTAAACAAATGAGTTTGAGAAAATCAACGCAAAGATATTTAGAAAGTGAATTAAGCAATTACAATTACTTCGATAAAGATATAGCGCGTGTAAGAGATGAAGTTTTAAACCCGTGGAGTCAACAAGATACTAATATCGGTGGAGATAGGGTGCAAAGCAATGTAAGTGTAACTGAAATAAAAGCTATTAGAGTTGTTAATGATAGAAGATTATCGCAATTGGCCAGAATGAAATCGGCTATAGAGGTTGTATATAATCATAGCACTACAGAAACTCAAAAACTTATGGAACTTTATTATTTTAAAAAGCCTAGAACATTAAATTTAACTGGTGTAGCTCAAGAAATAAATGTAAGTAAATCTACCGCTTATGATATGAGGAAAGATATTTTAGTTAGGTTAGCTGATGAATTAGGTATAATACATTAAGTTTGGAAAAAGTCTGGAAAAATAACGTCACTTTCGGTGTTAATATGATAGCGTAAGATATTGACTATCTTACTGCGTTTCCCTTATCGCAATTAGGAATAAAGGATCTATGTGGGTTGGCTGATTATAGCCAATCCCTTTTTTAATTTTAAAAAGCGTATAGCGCGAGAGTTGGTGGTAAATGAAATGAACGAATTAACTAAAAAGCAACGTTTGTTTGCAGAAGTATATACAATACCTGGTACTGAATGTTATGGCAATGCTACTAAGTCAGCTGTGCATGCCGGATATAGCGAAAAGACGGCGTACTCACAAGGACAGCGTATGTTGAAGAATGTTGAAATTCAGAATTATATCAAGGAGGTTGAAACAAAACTCTTTGACGAGAATATTATGTCAGGTAAAGAAGTGTTGTATAGGCTAACTAGAACAGCTAGAGGAGAACACACGGAAGTTGAAGCTGTCGTAACAAAAACTGGAGACTATAAAGAGAATCCGGATACTGGCAAAATGCAATTAGTATACGATGAACACATACAACTTGTTACTAAGTCACCTAAAATAAGTGACCAAAACAAAGCCTTAGAGATGTTAGGTAGACATCACAAATTATTTACAGACAAACAAGAAGTCGACCACAAAATACCGATGTTTGTTGATAATATTCCGGAAGATGATTAGTCATGTATGAAATACTTGATCTAAAAAATAAAATCGGTGGTGGCTACAATAAGTTTTGGCACAACAAAAACTTTTACCGTGTTGTTAAAGGTTCAAGGGGTAGCAAGAAAAGTAAAACTACCGCTATTAATCTCATTTATCGAATAATGAAATATGATTGGGCAAATATACTTGTAGTCAGAAGATTTAGCAACACTAACAAACAATCAACGTATACAGATTTAAAGTGGGCAACTAACCAATTAGGCGTTGCTCACTTATTTAAATTCAACGAAAGTTTGCCGGAAATAACGTATAAACCTACTGGACAAAAAATACTGTTTAAAGGATTAGATAACCCAGAGAAAATAAAGTCGATTACTGTTGATACAGGCATTTTGTGTTGGGCTTGGTTTGAAGAGGCTTATCAAATAGAAACATTCGCTAAGTTTAGCACTGTTGTTGAGTCAATACGTGGTAGCTACGATAGTCCGGAATTTTTCAAGCAAATCACAGTCACTTTTAACCCGTGGTCGGAAAGACATTGGTTGAAGCCTACATTTTTTGATGAAGAAACAAAATTAAACAATACTTTTTCAGATACAACAACTTATAGAGTTAATGAATGGCTAGATAAAGTCGATATTGAACGATATGAAGATTTGTATATAAAGAATCCTAGACGTGCAAGAATCGTTTGTGATGGAGATTGGGGTGTTGCAGAGGGGCTTGTATTCGATAATTTTAAAGTGGAAGACTTTGATTGGTTTGAGGAGTTTAAAAGAACGCAAGAAATAACTCACGGAATGGATTTTGGATTTAGTCAAGACCCTACAACAGTTGTTAGTACGGTTGTAGATGTAAAAAAAAAAAAGTTATTCATCTATGATGAACACTATAAAAAAGCGATGTTAACTGATGATATAAAACAAATGCTTATTAAAAAAGGATTAGGTGATGTAGATATTGCAGCTGATTATGGGGCTGGTGGAGATAGAGTGATCAGTGAATTGAAATCTAAAGGGATTAAAGGTATAAGAAAAGCGTTGAAAGGCGCTAATACTATTTTACCAGGCATTCAATTCATTCAAGGCTTTGAAGTTATTATACACCCATCATGTGAACACGCTATTGAAGAGTTTGACAACTACACATTTGACCAAGATAATGATGGTAAGTGGTTGAACAAGCCAGTAGATACATACAATCATTGTATCGATTCGTTGCGTTATAGTCTTGAGAAATATCATATCGTACGTAAAAAACGTAAAAAGAATATAGAAAGCAAAACAAAAGTAATAAAATCTCTAGGATTATAGGAGGGAACAAATGTTAAAAGTAAACGAATTTGAAACAGATACAGATCTACGGGGAAACATAAATTACTTATTTAATGATGAAGCCAATGTTGTTTACACATATGACGGGACGGAATCCGATTTATTACAAAACGTTAATGAAGTAAGTAAATACATTGAACATCACATGGATTACCAACGACCTAGATTGAAAGTGTTAAGTGATTATTACGAAGGTAAAACTAAGAACTTAGTTGAGTTAACACGACGCAAAGAAGAGTACATGGCAGATAACCGTGTAGCGCATGATTACGCATCTTATATTAGCGATTTTATCAACGGCTATTTCTTGGGTAATCCAATTCAATATCAAGATGATGACAAAGATGTATTAGAAGCTATTGAGGCGTTCAATGATTTAAATGATGTTGAGTCACACAATAGATCTTTAGGATTAGATTTGTCAATTTATGGCAAAGCTTATGAGTTGATGATTAGAAATCAAGATGATGAAACTCGTTTATACAAGAGTGATGCGATGAGCACTTTTGTCATATACGACAATACAATTGAACGTAATAGTATCGCAGGCGTTAGATATTTAAGAACTAAACCAATAGACAAGACTGACGAAGATGAAGTGTTTACAGTTGATTTATTTACTTCTAACGGTGTTTATAGATATCTTACCAGTAGAACAAATGGATTGAAGCTCACACCACGTGAAAACGGTTTTGAATCACACTCTTTCGAACGTATGCCTATTACAGAATTTAGCAACAACGAAAGAAGAAAAGGGGATTATGAGAAAGTAATCACTTTAATTGATTTGTATGATAATGCTGAATCAGATACTGCTAACTATATGAGTGATTTAAATGACGCTATGTTACTTATTAAAGGTAATTTAAATTTAGATCCTGTAGAAGTTAGAAAACAAAAGGAAGCTAACGTGTTATTTTTAGAGCCAACCGTTTATGAGAATAGGGATACAGGTATCGAAACAGAAGGTTCAGTTGACGGCGGTTATATTTATAAACAATACGATGTACAAGGTACCGAAGCTTATAAAGACCGTTTGAACAGTGATATACACATGTTTACCAACACGCCTAACATGAAAGATGATAACTTTAGTGGCACTCAATCGGGCGAGGCAATGAAATACAAATTATTCGGATTAGAACAACGTACTAAAACTAAAGAAGGATTGTTCACTAAAGGGTTAAGACGTCGTGCTAAGTTGTTAGAGACAATACTTAAAAATACACGGTCGATTGACGCTAACAAAGATTTCAATACTGTTAGATACGTATACAACAGAAACTTACCTAAATCATTAATCGAAGAATTAAAAGCTTATATTGATTCTGGCGGGAAGATTAGTCAAACAACTTTAATGTCTCTATTCTCGTTCTTCCAAGACCCTGAATTGGAAGTCAAGAAAATAGAAGAAGATGAGAAAGAATCTATTAAAAAAGCTCAAAAAGGTATTTATAAAGACCCTAGAGACATCAATGATGACGAACAAGATGATGATACAAAAGATACTGTTGATAAAAAGGAATGATTGTAATTGCCTAACAAAAACACTCAAGAATATTGGGAAGAACGCGGACGCAAAGCAATCGAGAATGAGTTGAAGCGTGATAAAACTAAAGCTGAAGAAATAGAACGTATATTGAATATGATGATTAAGCGCATTGAAAAAGAAATCAATGCGTTTATTGTTAAGTACGGAGATTTTGCAGGCGTTACATTACAAGAAGCACAAAAGATTATTGATGAGTTCGATGTAAAAGCGTTTCAAGAA